CCGAAGGCTTTTGAATATGTGCGTTTGGCGCTTGATGGCATTGGCATTTAAATAGGGGGTGGTACCGTTTGCGGATGATTTATGTTGGTACGACTTAAACACAAGTGTTTTGGGATCACTAGCTATTATTACCTAGTGACCCCATGGTCGATTGATCGACCCACCCCCGCTTTTTTCTCCGCCCCGCACTATGGATTCCGCAGAAGCCACTCGTAATTTCATAAATGTTGAAGATGTTCCTACTATTATTTTAACAATGAAATGCCCTCCCCCAAGTCCCGCAAGTTCTGTTTCACCTGGAACAATTATCCGGCAGACCACGGAGATGTCCTCGCCGCTTTCGGATGTCGATATTATTGCTATGGATACGAGGAAGCTCCAACAACCGGAACCGAGCACCTTCAAGGATTTCTGTACTTCGATAACCAGAAGTCGATTGCCGCAATGCGGCTCCGAATCCCCGGATGCGATATTCGCATCGCCAATGGAACCCCCCAACAGAATATTGTTTACTGCTCTAAAGACGGAGAATTCCTCGAATTCGGAGATCGTCCCTGGACGCAAGAAGAGAAAGGGGATTCCGAAATTACTCGATATGAGCAAGCACGCGATAGTGCAAAATCTGGGGATCTCGACAGTATCCCCGCTGATATATTTGTCCGGTGTTATGCCACGCTCAAACGAATCGAATTGGACTATATGCCGAGAGTTCCCTCCAATGATGGGACTTGTGGATACTGGATCTATGGTTTGTCTGGATCCGGTAAAACGCGTTCTGTATATGCCCACTACCCTGAGCTTTATCAAAAAGCCTGTAATAAGTGGTGGGATGGATACCAAGGAGAAGAAATTGTCCTTGTTGACGACATTGATGTCTACCACGTCAGCCTTGGATCCAATATCAAGCACTGGGCAGACTTCTGCCCCTTTATCGCCGAGCGTAAAGGTGGTGCATCACGCATCCGACCACGTAAAGTGTTTGTTACCTCGCAATATAAAATCGAGGAAATCTGGTCCGACGTTCAAACCCAAGCCGCACTTGGAAGACGTTTCACCGTTATCGAGAAGATACGGGACCAGGCAATCATCTTATGATGATTTAGTTTAGTTACTTTAACAAATATATATTTCATAACCAACTATCTTAATGCTAAAATACGTCGTAGACCGAGGGCGTTAGCCCGATTTCCATTGAGCGAAGCGCTAAGCGTACTCAGCTGGTGCTTCAGAATCTTGAGGTGCTGCAGCCGAATCATTTTGAGTGTATAGTGCTACTATGTTGTTTGGTAAAGTGTTAATTTGTTGTGTGTGTCTGGCATGTGGATTCAAGAGTTGTCCAACGAATGTATATTTCCCGAGCCAGACTACTTTGGATCTGGTTAGTGTTTGGAGCCCTGCTCCTACACCTGTTGCTAAAGATCCGTCTCCGATAGTTCCTCGTTGAGCTACGAATACGTGATTCGTGATACCTCTTATGGTTGAAAACCTTTGGAAGTATTCGTAGTCCAAAACTCTATTCACATTATGGTGAATCGTAAGTTTAATTGTTTCTCCTGGAGACAATGACTTATCATAACGTTTAGACCAGTACAAAAGATTGAATCTTTTGGTTTGTGTTGGTCTTGTCCACGGAGTTGTGTTCAACGGAGTTGCTGCTGGGGCGATTGGTGGCCCAGCTTGGTCTTGTAAACCTTGTTCCCATTCAGTAGGTCCCCAACCAGAATTAGAAATGCTGGTTACTTTGTCTATGCAATGATAGATATCAAGTTCGATTGCAGCTGGTCCGCAGTTCATGAATTCCAGTTCCCATCTTATGGAACATAAGTTGAATCTGGCTGCTTTGTTGTATGCAGCGATAGCCAAATTGTCATTTAAGGTTGTATACAGTGGTATCATCTGTGCAGTTGATATAACTGTGAGAAGATTTACTCCTTGTAGACCTTGTGTCGATACTCCTCCGCCAGAAAAATTGGTCGACCAACTTGATTTGGTCGTTAATTGTTCGTGTAGTCTGAAGGTTTTGCCCTTCTTGTATGTGATGGTAATGTTTTTGTACGCAATACCGTTTCCATCTCTGTCCCAACTCTTTTGTCCTTTGTTTCTTCTTTTGGTTGCCGTGAAAGATCTGGCATTTTTAGGTCGGAATCTTGATCGTATTTTTTTGTTTGTTCTGTTGGTTCGTCCTGTTCTTGCGAAGGATTTCAATTTTTTGAATCCTTGGTAAGCTGCGTTAGCTACTCCCATTCCTCCGAAGGCTTTTGAATATGTGCGTTTGGCGCTTGATGGCATTGGCATTTAAATAGGGGGTGGTACCGTTTGCGGATGATTTATGTTGGTACGACTTAAACACAAGTGTTTTGGGATCACTA